TGTACGCCTTGGGCGGCAATATCACATTGGCCTTGGCGAGTAATACCAGCTGCTCGAACTGCTCGGCCTGGATGTTGACGGTATCCGGTGCCTCATCGATGATGATGTCGACATCGAGTTCGGCAATCTGGTTTCTGACAACAACCACTTGTGATTCTGGATTCTGTGCAATCTGCATCAGCATTTCAGCTTTCTGCTCTGGCGGAAGATTGACCTTTGCCAGTTTCTCCGCTTCGATCTCACCGCGTGTAATCTGCTGGTTGAGCGCGGTGAACATCATCTGCCCTTCTTCATCGCGCACCCGGATCCACATTTCCTGATCCCAGAACTGGCGTACCCGCGCCCATACGTGGCGCATTACCCGGCGCTGGAAGTACCTGAGTGCATCCAGATAGACGCCCAGCTGTATCGCGCCGCCTTCCTGGTCGAGTTGCTTGGCGCGACCACTCAGGTTCCCTGATTGACCCTGCAGTGCAGCATTCGGACCAGTTACCGCCAAGGCTCCCATGGCATCCAGCAACAGCCTGAATTGCCCTTCCGCCATGTCGGTATTGGGAACAACGTCGAACCGCATCCCGGGGGTTACTTCAACATACCCATCCGGCTTTGCGAGTTCTCTGCGGGCGGTATTGATATCATCGACCGCGCCCTTTTCTGCGACTACGTTCCTGGTCGAGAGGATGTGCAGTGCCTTGCTGCGACGGTGATTGACTTCATCCTGCAGGCTCTTGTAGCGCCGGACAATTCCATACCTCGCACCCTCGTTATCGCAATACAGCGACTGGGCGACGATGCAGTTCTGGCGCACCCCTTCCGGATCTACATAGACTGATGGAGCGGCATCCTCGAGTATCCCGCCCTTGAACCAGACCGAACGCCACCACTCGGATCGGTGACGGAAGTAGGTCTCGAATACCTGCACACGCTTGCGCTTTCCGTCAACCCATCGCGGGCGATCCTCGTAGGTCTCGGAGTTCGCAGGAACGATCATGGTCGCATTGATTAGATCGGCCTTTGCTGGCCAGCGTGCCTTGGCGACATCGGCATCCATCCAGGTCACGATGCCCATGTAGGTGGCGTCGGAGAAATCGTTTTCGCGGGAGAACGGATCGTAATAGAACCGGTCCCAGCGGATCTTGCGGATCTTGATACGTGGATACTTGGAACCACGTTCGACCACTACTTCACATGCGCCGACGCCCTCTACCAGCATATTCTCTGCGACTTGGGACTTGATCTGCTGGAACTCGTTTTCATCGGCGACAAACCGCAATGCGTCGGATGCTGCTTCCGCCGACTTCTCATCCTGTGGATTGCGCGGGAATGCCTTTGGATCGGTGCGGGTTCTGCGCTCGAGACCCAGCAAATGCTCAACCTTGTCCTTGATTCGGTTGTCAACGATCGGCGCCTGATTGCGGGCCTTCAGTATTGCGGTTTCCCTGTCGGTCCACTGGATACCGTCATAGTACTGGCGGCTCTGCTCGGCTTCGTTGCGGGCCTCCACCGAGGTACTGTTATCGACCGCCTGTGTGAACTGTTCTTCCAGGATGGTCAGAAAACTATCTTCTTCTTTCTTGGCAGCCGCGTTTACATGCGCCACGTTTGTTCCTCATTCCTTTGCTCGAACAGGACATCATATCGATCCAGCTTTCGTTCCGGAGCCTTGAAGATCGTGGTTGCCGGATGGGCTTCGTCTATGACGCGACCCATCAGGCTCAGTACGTCCACATCATCGTCGTGCAGTCCGGCTGGAAAACTCAGCAGCTGGGACAGGATGTTGTAGCCCCAGTCGTTGCTGGGCAACTTCACCTTTCCCATGCTGGCCCGGGCCTGAATCGCCCTGGCCCTCGAAGTCTTGTCGGCGATCGACGGTACCCATTCCACCCTGCAGAATGCCTTGCGCTCGCGCATACGCTTCAACAGGAACGGCTCGATGGAGCGACGGATAGGACCGCCCTCGCCAAAGAATGCCATCGGCTTGTTGCGTAGGATCTGGTTGCAGATCTCATCGATCCACTTGTCGGCAGAAGTTTGCCCGGTCCAGTAATCCATGGCTATGTAGATGTCGTCATTGGCATCTACACCGTGGGTCATAATGCTGGTGAAATCCCCGTCGTCCTCGGTTACCGCAAAGTCGCTGGTCATGTACTTCTTGCACTCAGGGACTTCGCGTGGATCGTACCAGCCGAACCACCCGCGCTGGAAGAATGTGCCTTCATCCGGCATCGGCTTCTGCTGGTAGAGCGCGGAAAACTCCCGCTCACCGATCACCGCCCGGGTACGGTCGAGTTCAGCCCTCGGATACCGTTCCGGCCACAGTGCTTCGCCATCCTTGTTGATCGCGGGAAACTCGATCATTTCCCACTTCTCTCCCTTCTGGTTGAGAATCCGTCCGGCCAGATCATCTTCAGCCCACCGGGTCTGGGTCAGGACGATCGATGCTTTCGGCATCAGTCGGGTATAGGCAGTCGACCGGTACCAGGCCCACAGCGCATCCTTGACCGCCTTGCTGTCCGCCTCACGGCGATCCTTCAGCGGATCGTCAATATTAAGTAGATCAGCACCGCGTCCAGTAATAGAAGCGCCAACACCAGCGGCAACATAGCTACCACCGTGATTCGTATGCCATCGGTTCGCGGCTTGACTGTCTTGCGCGAGTTGGACTTCCGGAAAAATCGCCTTGTACTCCGGAGAACCGACCATATTGCGGACATCCCTGCCGAAATCGACCGCGAGATCAGTTGAATAACTTGCACAGATCACCTGCCTCAGTGGATTCTTGCCCAGGTACCATGCCGGAAATCTTCGGCTTCCCAACTCTGACTTTCCAGTACGTGGTGGAAGGAACAACATCAGACGGTCGATGTCGCCCCTCTCTATCGCTTCGAGCGCCGCGCAGATCTGCTTGTGGAAGCCAGCTGCCACATAGAACGGATTTGTCATCATCGTGAAGGCCAGCAATTCTTTCCTTGCGGCCCGACGATCGAGCAGCATCTGTGCTGCTTCTGCCGGCGTTATCAAAGTTCTTTCACCGCAATGTAAACGGTGCGCTGCAAGGTCCGACCCATCCCGCTGGTGATGGTATTGGTGAGATTGTGGATCACTCCAGCGGTCCCGCCGGATATGAATACGTTCGTCACCAATCCATCGATGGTACTGACACCGATCGTCAAGCCATCGCTGGCCCAGGTCGAAGTCGATATCGTATCGGTACCGAGAAAGTGCCATGACATCGAGTAGTCGGTCGTGTCACTGGGATCCTTCTCATAGGTGGGCGGATAGGTAGTCGCTACCGCCAGTCCGTAATCGGTCAACGTAATCTCCTTGCTTTCCTGAACCGCTTCTTCTGAGCCGGTTTTACCACTACGTTGTATCGGTTGACCCGTGGCGATCTCAGGCGTCGATTGCCCGGATCGAACGGTATGATCTCGACCTGAGCCAGAATCGTAGCCGCTGATGCCGCCAGCGTTCCAGAACAAATCTGGATCGGGCCGTGGAATGAAGCAGGACCGGCTTCCAGACTGCCAGTGCAGACCGAAATCCTCTTTGCGGTACCTGAACCGGTGGCGACCTCTGCCTGCAGTGTTCCGCTGCCGGTTATGAGTACCGTCGCAGAACCCACCATCGTTGCCGGCGAAGCAGCCAGCGCACCGGAAGAATTCCAGGTCTTGATACCGGCTGGAACAGGAACCAGTCCAGCTATGGACACAGCCCCTGCCGGTACCGAGATCGGCACACCTATAACTGCAAGCGGCGCGTAACCTGTAACCGATATCGCACCGACACCCGGCTCGCCCCTCTCAGAGACCAGCGATATCGGCTGATAGCCGAGTATCACCAGACGCTGCCGCAGTGGGCTCAACGTGTAGTTCGGCTCGATCGATACGCCGAATCCGTCTACGAGAATTTCACCGGATCCGATTTCTCGAACGTGATCGATACCGAGACTCGAGACGCTTCCGCCGAATACCAGCGTTCCAGCCGGGATCTGGAAGATATGCGAGTCTGTCCGTACTACGGTCGGCGCCAGACCAGTGACCGTGATCGCCCCGGTCGGGGGTATGATCGTCGGTTCCTGGAAGTGAGTGGTGCTGATGGTCGGCGCATAGCCCTGCACCACAATGCTGCCGGTACCAGGACTGAAACTACCAGACAACGGCGCATAACCAAGAACACTGATCGCGCCAGCCGGTGGCGTAATCGAAAGATCAAGTACCGGCGAGTAACCATTGACCGTGATCGACCCGGCACCCGGAGTAATAGCTGTCGTTGCCGGAAGATTCAGGCCGAGAACGAACAGTAAGCCGGGACCGCCGCCACCGGTATTTACCGCAGTCTCGTTGAATACCGATGGACCTGCGGTGTTGACCAGTATCTGACCGGCCCCCGGAACAATGGTGATCGGGACCACAACTTCTGGTTGCAATCCATTGATTACCAGTCCGGTAACCTGCTGCGGGAAACCGAAGTCGAGACTCGGTGCATACCCCAGGAAACTCGCAGCACCAGCGGGAGTACTGATCGATAGGTCAAGGCTCGGTGCATATCCGAGTGTCGTGATGCTTCCGGCGGTGCCGCCGATAGCCAGATCGAATGTCGCCGAATACCCGAGTACCGTCACGGCACCTGTCGGCGTCGTGATGAACAGCCCAGAGATTGCTACCGGCCCGAGACCGCTGATTACCAGTGCGCCGGCTGGAATCGGTATTCCAAAGTCCAGCGACGGGGCATATCCGGTTACAGAAATCGCCCCAGCACCTGGCGCAGCAAATCGACCGACAACGAACTCTGGCGCCAATCCTGCGATAACCGCAGCGCCTGCCGGCGGGATGATCGCAAGATCCAGTACTACCGAATAACCAAGCGCGACGATCGCACCGCTTGGAACCGCGATCACTACACCGATGCTGACTGCCGGCGCCAGCCCGGATATAACGATCGCACCAGCGGGCGGCTCGATAACGATGCCGATGCTTACTGACGGAGCGAGTCCAGATATCGTCACCGTTCCGGATGGCGGCGATATCACTATGCCGATACTTACAGCCGGGGCTAATCCAGATACCGTGATCGCACCAGCTGGAACTTCTATTACCAGGCCGGTAATGACAGTTGGTGCTAATCCAGATACAACAATCGCACCAGCTGGGGGCTCTATGACTATGCCGATGCTTACAGCAGGCGCGAGTCCGGTTACCGTAATCGCGCCAGCTGGCGGCACTATCACCAGCCCGACGCTGACAGTCGGAGCGAGACCAGTGATCGTTATGGATCCGGCCTGCTGCGGCATCCCGAGATCGAGAACCGGCTGATAGCCAAGCAGAACCAGGCTGCCAGCCCCGGGCGATGCGTTGATCTCCAGGAATACCGTTGGCTGAAGCCCAGCTATGACCGCCGTTCCGGCGTCAGGCGATATGGCCCTGTCGACAACGAATGTCGGTGCGAGACCGGCAATCGTCGCGGTTCCTGCAGGCGGAATGATCGCAGTGTCGAGGGTTACCGAATAACCGAGGACCGCAACCGCCCCAACGCCGGGAATGATGCCGAGATCCAGTACCGCCGAATAACCGAGCGTAGTGATCGCGCCGACTGGCGGAGAAATCGTTACCGCTACAGGCTCGAGATTCAGTCCCAGAACCAGCAACAGACCGGGACCACCACCACCGGTATTGACTGCGGTTTGATTGAATACCGAAGGTCCAGCGGTATGGACCAGCACTTCGCCAGCACCGGGGCTGGCAATGTGATTGACCAGCAGTGTCGGTGCGTAACCGAGTGTGGTGACAGTTCCTGCACCCGGAGTCAGCGTCTTATCATCTACCGCTAGAGGCGCATACCCCAGCGTGGTGATCGCACCAGCACCAGGGCTTACTATCCGGTCGTCAACCGCAAGCGGTGCGTAACCGAGTACCGCAACAGCACCGACACCGGGATTGGCAATGTGATTGACAAGAACGGTCGGTGCATAACCGAGAACCGCTACTGCCCCCGGATCGGGGGAAATAGTTACAGACGCCGCACTGGATGGTGCGAGCGGCTGATAGAACCAGGACATTTCAGGTCAGCTGTCTGATAGACCAGAGCACCGTAATGGTGCCCGCGAGTGCGTCTAGCGTGACCTCCCACCCATTCATCAGTATCAGCGACGGACTCACCCAAATCGGGATCGACTGAACATCGGTCAGGACCTGCTCGTAAACAATACGCTGCGTATCGCCAGTCCTCACTTTCTCGTAGACCCTGATCTGAAGGATGTCAGTAGCAACCATGTCTGACAAATCCAGGAAAATCTGGAATACGCCGTCAGTAGTGATTGCTCCGAGTACGTTACTATCAGAGGTCAGAGACCACTCCGTAGTCGAGACTGCCTCGGTGCCGGTGTAGAGTTCTGTGATAGCCATTTAACCCCCCAGCCCGTAGGCAGCCATCGACAAGCCACCGTCTGCTGTGCCACTGGCCTGCAGTCGACCCCAGATAGTCTGACCAGCTGCAACCTCGCCATCGAAGTATGTAGCATTCAGCAACTGGGTCATCGCCTCGTCGTTGGAGTTCGCAGATGCAATCTGATCTTCAATCAGCATCTTGTTTCCACCGGCAGAGCCAGCCGACAAATCCATGAAATAACCTACGTTGGTCATGGAGTCGTCGTTGCAGAAAATCGCCTGCTGCCACCACCAGTTCCTGTTTGCCGAAGTACCAAGTGAAGTCCATGTCCCATCGCTTGTGGTGCCGGAAGTTACCGTGGTGCCATTCGAGGTTCCAGCAGTGATGCCTATAGCTTCAACCCGCGATCCAACCCGTACTGCGTCGATACGCTTCGGCCTGCAGAACAGCCTCAAATTCGCATAGACCGTGCCAACAGTCGCGTTGTTGACCGACGACTGCCAGCCGAGGCTGGTCCCGGCCTTGATGAAAAGCGGGAAATAGTAGCTGAATCCACCGATCGGCCTTCCGACAGCCAGAAGTCCGCTGGCAGCAGTACACCCCAGATTTGGTATCAGCGTAGACCAGCTGGTACCTCCGGCTGGGTCATACCTGATGTTTGCTATGGCATCCCGGAAAGCACCAATAACAAAGTTGTTATTGAAGTTGACCAGGACTCCATAGACATCCGAGGTCAGGCTTGCTCCAGCGAGTAACGTAACATCCGTTCCCATCGTGTTGTTGCCAGGAACTGATGAAACCCCATAGGTCGAGGCCGGACGCACAGCCGCCGGCGCGTGAATCACCTGTTGCCACTGACCGCCGGCGTATGGGACATACAACATTCAACATCATCCTTTTGTGAGATCGGCGTTACGCAGCCGATACGCGCACAGCTAGTTGATAGATATCCCTCTTGGGTGAATCACGATCATGTCAGGGTGAAGATGCCCGACGCATTGAACTGGATGGTCAGGGTGTTGCCGGTACTCAACGTGAATACCGCCGTGGTCAGTTTCGACCAGCACAACGCCTTGCCACCGGATGCGCCAATGACCAGGTACATGATCGATACGATCGCTGAACCGGTTGCAGTCCACACCAGGTCGGCGGCATCGAACTTGATCTGCTTGGCCGATGCGCCCGCCGTGACCACAACGCTCGCCAACGTCTTGGACGCATAGCCGCCGCCCGTTACCGGGACGGTGACCGATGCCAGCGTCGAGAGCGTGAAGGTCGATGCGTTACTGCTGCTCTTGTGTAGCTGTGCCTTGAGGATTGCTCCGTTCAGGTCCAGGTCTGCCGTCAACAGATACTTCTTCGCTTCGTTGTAAAGCAGAAATGCTGCTGCTGCCATTGCCGTTCTCCTGTTTGTCGATGAAGAAACGCGGGACCGGCTCTCCCTGGGGAGGCAGGGCCGCACTGGTAGAGATCAAATGCGCTATCAATCCATCACCGTACACTTCGAGTTCACACACTTCTGCGATCGCTCGGGTAAAGTCTAGGAATTCGTGGGCTTGTTCCCACATCCACGCCGTACACTGGAACTTGCGCCCTGCAACCTCTACCTCGACAATGCGTTGGCCATTGTTTTCGGTTTGGACATAGGCATGGTGTTCCGCACCACGCAAACACGAATCAAATCCATAAACGTGCATCTTTCTGAAGCCGAGTGTCCGCAATAACGGGATCGCACGCAACATTACCGTGGATCCACCGTAGATCGGATACCACTCACGATTGGCACCGCTCTCCTTGGAATAGGCGTCCAGCGCCTCGCGAACCTTGGGGGCTGCGCCAGCATGCCACAACAGGGTCTGGTCCCTCGGCAGTCCTCCCGCTGTCAACGGGTGGCACTGTGAACTGATGAGATAGCGGCAGTTTTCGATCACCGGCTGCACGAAACGCCGGTTGAATTCGCGGCTGTCGACTACCACCTGTGCCGATGGCTTGATGTCACGCTCCAGGCACCAGTTGTAGGCGCCATTGGTCGTGATCAGGAACATGCCTTCGTTGCGGCGGCGGCGTATTTCATCCTCGAAATCATTCAGGCTCGGGCCTCCGCCCAGCACCATGATCTCGATGTCCTGGGTATCGTGCGGGCACACTTCATCCAGGTTGAGCCGCAGATTCGCAAGGACGTTCTCGTAGATGGTCTCATCATCGACGTTGAGTACCATCACTTCCTGCAGGTCTTTGCCGGTCGCAAATGCGGTCACGTAGAACAGCGCATTCCCCGGCATCTTGTGCGACCAGTGGATGCTGCAGTGCAGTTTGCGAAATCTCTCCAGCCACCACTCATAGGGCTGGACCGTCATGTGCAGCTGCTCGCCGATCAACACGCCAAGGTTGTCCGGTTCGGTTGCGATGCTGAAGAAAACGTGTCTGGCAGAACGAAGGATGTTCTTGAGTACCAGGTTCACCTGTTCCGGCGGAACATGCTCCATGACATCGGTGCAGTAACCATACTTGCTGCCCTTCACTTCTTTCGGATAGGGCCACTTGGAAAGATCGTGCCGTAGGAAACGCCACTTTTCCGGCTGCACCTGCGATGCTTCGAGGATTTCACTATCCAGTGCATTGAAAGCGAAATCCATGAAGATCGGCTTCAGTCCGCCGAGCGCATAGAGCATCAGCCCGCCGCGACCGGTACCGCAACCGAAGTCAACCACCGTCTCGCCCCGCGCCGGCTTGGCCTGACGCAGAAATTCGTGGGCCAGCTGTTCGCCGGGAGAAACCTCACGGTATTTGTCGTGCTGCCAGATCTGCTCGTACTTCAGCCTTTCACTCGGCTTGACGACGACCAAAGGAGCAAGACCGGTAACCCCCAGATCGACTGGCTTCATCAGACGTATTCCAGATTGACTTTGATTTCATCGGCTGCGACTGCAGCTGCACTCGAATCGGTGGCTCCGGTCACCAGACGGAAACCGATACCGGTATCGAACTGCAATCCCATCGGGAACTGTTCCCTGACTCCGCCGCCGGCAGGAATCATGATCCTGCGATATGGCGTCGAGGCCGAAGTCGCGCCGCTCGCCAGGTTATA